CACTGCAATTCGCGTCGTGTGCAATAACACGATCACCCCCGCCGTTAACGGCCGCGCTGATGAAACGGACAAGGGTTATTTGAAATCGTCGGTGCGTGTGTTGCATAGCGCGCAATTCGACGCTGACGCGGTGCGGCTACAGCTTGGCATTGTCGCTGATCAGTTTGAGCGTTTCATTGTTCAGTCGCGGCAGCTTGCGCGGGTTGATATGAATTTCACCGAAGCCGATCAATTTGTGCAGGAACTGCTGCGGCCGTATCACCAGAGCGCGCTCGAGATAACCGACACAAAAGCATATAAGCGAGTGATTCAATTGTGGCGGGGGCGCGCCATTGGTTCCGATATCCTGAGCGCGTCGAAAGCCAGCGGTTCCCGTTGGGCGATGCTGAATGCAGTGACGCAACTAGTCGATCATGAGCGCGGCCGCTCGGACAATACCCGCCTAGAATCTGCTTGGTTCGGCACTGGCGCGGCATTGAAAAACCGCGCGCTTGAATTGTTAACGGCGGCGTAATAGTTAAGTTCACAATTCGGCGGCCTCGCCTCATTCGGGCGCGGCCGCTTTTTTTCGCTCCGGCAATAATTAAAAAGACAATGCCAAACTTGCCCCCGCGCCTCGCTCGGCCTGACGCGCTGCGCTGGCCCGTTGCCCCGGGCCCCGGCCCGGGTATCGCTGCGCGCGCAGCGCGCAGCGCGGACCACCGGCCGCGCGGGGTTTGCGGCCGGTGGCGTTGCCGGACTATTGACGCGCGGATACAATTGCGCTATGCTTTTCTCACCTTCCCGGCCGCTCTGGTCTAGCGGCTTCCCGGCCGGGAAGGTGAAATATCAACCACTGAGAGAGGATAGAGAGATGGACACGAAATTAAAAACAGTACTGATCGGCGATAACGAACTGTCCCGCCAAGAACTAAATGCGATCAGCGAGACGGTGCATGACGCTCTGCGCGACATGGGAATTGAGCCAGCGTCTTTTGCTTGGCATCTCGAAGTTGAATACACTGAAGCGGAGGGTTAATAATGGACAAGTTACCTGTGCTGGTTTTCTTGCGCGTCGATAATGATTCACTGGATGATGCGCGCCCGTTCAATACTTTGCGCGGTGCTAAGGCGCGCTTCCGGCATATTGCCTCGGAGCTTGCCCAGTACGGACAGGACTGTGTTGCCACTGTTCACTATGCGCGCCGCCGAGACGAGCTGAACGAATATCCCGAGTACATGCTGGAGCTCGGGCCGCGCGGCGGCGTGATTGTTTCTCGCTGTTAGACTATTGACGCGCGTCAATAGTTCGGCTACATTATTGATACCGGCATCAGCCGGTATCAACCAGCTAAGAGAGGATAGAGAGATGGACAAGAAAATTTTGACCGCAAGCTTGCGTAATGGCCTGTTCGGTGACCGTGGCGGCGATGTTATCGCCGCGATTGAATATGCCCACGAGATAATCAACGCGATTCCTAGTTCATCGGAGCGCGCTCCGACATTCACCGCGCTGCATGTTGTGCTGAATACAGTTGCCAACGCTATCGACGCGCTCCAGCTACCGGCCGACAGTCCGGCGGCCGGTGTTACTGGTTTCGAGGATGCGCTGATCAAGCTTATCGATGCGCGCATCAAGTATTGCTTCGACGACATGGATGGACTTGACCGCCTTGATGAGAAGATTCAAGAGTACATCGACAACAGTGTGGACTTCACTGAAATAGTCCGAGACGAGATCCGCCAGAACATCACATTTAACATCGAAGTTGATTGACGCGCGGTAACGGTTCAGGTATAGTTCACTCACTGGATCGGCGGCCGCCGATCCAGCAACCAGCTAGAAAGGATAGTCAAATGAAAACCACACGCTTTATGAAAGTGGACGGCAAACAATTCATTCTGCCGGACTCGTTAACCGATAAGGACATTGCGACCCTCGGCGCAATACTGTTGCAGCTTCGCACCGCGCAGACAATCTACTGCAAGAATTATGAGGATAAGTTCACTTACATTAACGAGGAAAATGTAATTGTTTCCCTCGGCACATGCGAACCCTTTATGACCGAGGCTGAGGGGCGCGCTGCGCGTGACGCGCGCAACGCGGCGATTGATGCGGAGAAGGCGGCCGCCGAGGCGGCCGCGACCGTAGACTAGTAGCTGGTACTGGGCCGCAAGGCCCAGTGCGAGAGGAGCGCGATGCGCTCCTCTTTTTTTGTCCCTGGCTAATGGCTATAGATTCCATAATCGTATAAACGATTTATATAGTTATAGAATCTATAAGGGGGGAGGGCCATTATCAAACTGGCAACTTTTTTTGCCTTCTAATGCTCGATTTTAGACAAACAAAATACTCCCAAAAACGTGACCCCCCGCCACCCCCTCCCCATAAAAGGCCCCCCTTGTTTGTAAAATGCGAACAGGGGGTATATATTAGAAAAATATGAAACCTGAAGACATCGAAGCCGAAAGGCTGCGCCTCGAACTCCGGCTCCAGCTCCTCGAAGCTCGAGAGAAGGCCAACGCCAATTTCTTAGACTTTGCCAAATACGTGTGGCCCGAGATGATTATCGGGGAGCACCATCGCCGGATCGCGGCCAAGTTAGACGAGGTCGTTGCTGGCAAGTGCAAGCGCCTGATGATCGCGATGCCCCCGCGCCACGGTAAAAGCCAGATGGGCAGCTATTTGTTCCCAGCGTACCTGATGGGCAAGAACCCGCAGTCGAAGCTGATTGTCGGTTCGCACACGGCGGAGCTTGCGCAGCGGTTCGGCCGGATGATTCGAAATCTGGTGGACGATGAGCGGTACAAGGATGTGTTTCCTGAGATGAAACTTTCGGCGGATTCCAAGGCTGCTGGACGATGGAACACGGCTCAGGGTGGGGAGGCGTTCTTCATTGGTAAGGGCGGTGCGATGACGGGCCGTGGTGGTGACGTGGTGATTCTGGACGACATCTTGGACGAACAGGATGCTGTGTCCGAGACGGCAATGGAGAACACGTGGGAGTGGTATACGTCTGGCCCCCGTCAGCGTCTCCAGCCAAACGGCGCAATTATTATCATTAACACAAGATGGAAGATGGATGACTTGTCGGGTCGTCTGTTGCGTCAGCAGGGTCAGTTGAAGTCGGACCAGTGGGACATCTTGGAGTTCCCGGCTATCTTGCCGAGTGGTGGTCCGTTGTGGCCGGAGTACTGGAGCCTCGATGAGTTGGAAAAGGTCAAGATGTCGATTGGCCTGAAGAAGTGGAATGCGCAGTGGCAGCAACAGCCGACGAATGACGACGGGGCGATATTGAAGCGGGAGTGGTGGCGCAAGTGGAAGCATGAGGAGCCGCCGCTTTGTGATTACATTTTGCAAACATTGGACACAGCGTACAGTAAGAAAGAGACGGCGGACTTTTCTGTGATTGCGACGTGGGGCGTGTTCCACGCATCGGCAGACTCGGGCCCTAGTTTGATTCTGTTGTCGGTGAAGAAGGGTCGGTGGGACTTCCCGGAGTTAAAGCGGGTGGCCAAGGCGGAGTATCAGTATTGGAAGCCGGACAATATTTTGATTGAGGCCAAGGCTACGGGGACACCGTTGCAGCATGAACTGCGCAAGATGGGGATTCCTGTGACGATGTATGCCCCCGGGGGCAGAAGGTCCGGGCAGGACAAGATTAGTCGGGCGAACGCTGTTGCGCCGATGTTGGAATCGGGAATGGTGTGGTATCCGGAGGATGAGGAGTTTGCGCAGGAATTGGTGGAGGAGTGCGCGGCTTTCCCGAACGGGACGAATGACGATCAGGTGGATGCGACGGTGATGGCCTTGATGCGATTTAGACAAGGCAACTTTGTACGCTTGGATGATGACGATGATGAGGAGCGTGATCCGGACGCGCGGATAGTTGAGTATTATTGACAAAACTGGTACTTTAGGCCGAGTTTTTGGGGGACGTTTATGGCTGAGATTCCTGTTGAGTCGTTGATACGTGAGGCGGCGACATCGCGTGGTGTTGATCCGGACTTGGCGGTAAGGATTGCACAGAAGGAGAGTTCGCTCTACCCGAAGGCCAAGAACCCCCGGTCCTCGGCGTATGGTTTGTTTCAGATTACAAACGATACGTGGAAGGAGTATGGTGGTACGCCGGAGAACCGGTATGACATGATGGAGAACATACGTATTGGGATGGACATTATTGCGTCCAACCGCGATACGTTTTTGAAGAAGTTTGGTCGTGCGCCCAATGCCGGTGAGTTGTATACGATGCATATGATGGGCAAGACCGGCGGTCCGAGGCTCATGAGCCAAGACCCGAATGCTTTGATGGCGGATGTGGTATCGCCGAAGATTATCAAGGCAAACAGAATTCCAAGTAAGCAGACGGTAGGTGAGTTCATTGCGTCCATGCAGCAGAAGATGGGGTCGAAGCTTGACACCATGATGGCCAAGCGTGGCACGACTGAGCAGAAGGCCGGGACGGTTCCAACACCGAAAGCGCCGAAAGAGACAATCAAAGAAAAGCCTGTACGTGAGCCGATTATTCCGCTGGCAGAAGGGGAGATGCGCAAGCGCCCGTTGCCTGATCAGCGGTTGTCGCCAATAGCGCAGGGTGAGGTGTCGCAGGAGATGATTGCGTCGTTGGGGCCGAACTATCAAGCGGCGCTTAGTGCGATGGCCTTGGGTGATACGTCAGAGGATGATCTTGATTTTGATGATGACGAAGCACTGGGGGATCGGTATCAGCGGTACGTAGCCGAACAAGACAGGATACGGTTGAGGGAGATGGAGGACGCGCAAGAAGCATCGCGGCCCTCGGCCCTTGCTAGTCTTGACTTGAGTTATCAGAGCCCGTTCGAGCAGAGCCCATTTGAGGAAGAGCAGCCACAAGCGCCGGTGATGTTGGCGCATGGTGGGGTAGTGCATCGTAGGGATGGATCGCCGATATATGGTGAGATGGTGCCGGATAGTGGTCCGGTGACCGAGGATACTCGCAAGGCGTTATCGACACGGCAGGGGTTATCTGCGGCTGAGATGATGCGGATGTTGAAGGGTGTAGGTAGTGAGGGAGTAAGTAATCTTGAATCTTTGGTTCGTGGTCAAGGAGCAATGCTTCTTGGGACCAAAGGGGATATAGAGTCTATTTTTCGCAGTGATGAAAAAAGAATTTTTCCCACCTCTGACGAAGTATTAAAAAAGTTTTCGACACGAGCAACTTCGCCCACAAGAGAAGCCGAAGGGTTTGAGGCAGTGGGTATGTATGTTCCTCCCCTTATTCCTTCTTCAGCAGTTTCTACAGGTGCAGAATTAATAAAACAAGGCGCAAGTAAAGTAGGTTCAACTGCAAAAAATTTATTGCCTAAAAAACAGGTGATTCCAGAAGACCTTTTTCCTACACGTAAATTGTCTTCACAAGAATTGTTGAACCAATTAAAGGAAGTAGATCCAGCGGCACTAGAAAGAGGTAAACAAGCGTTTTTAAAAGACTCTGCTGAAAAACGTCGTATGTATCATGGTACTCGACATTCGGTAGGGGTTCCAGACATACAAGTATTAGAAGACGGGACTATTAAACAAGTATATTCGGACAGGCATGGTTTTTCGGAATTTAAGCCAAGAACGGCGGACATGACTTTTTTGTCTCCTGATCCTTCGTTTTCTGAAACCTTTGCAGGGATGTATAAACATGCAAGTGGAGAAAAATATCTTCCCCATGGGGGAACTATGTATCCCGTATATGCTAAGGTAAAAAAACCGTTTGATTATGAAAATATAGAACACGTAAAAGAACTGGCGGACGAAGTAATTAGGTTAGGTAAAAAGAAAAGTCCAAACTTAGCTAACTTATACAAAACAGACCCCGATTTTCCGTTTTGGGCAACAAGAAAAGATTATGCTATTGATGCATTAAGTGATGGCTCGTGGGCCACGCTTGAAAGTCCTATTGTGATACAGGCCATTAAAAATTTAAAATATGATGGCGTTTACATGAAGGAGTCAGGTGTAAAAAACTTAGGGGTGTTTGATCCTAAGAACATAAAGTCGGCCACAGGGAACATAGGCACCTATGACGTTAAAAATCCTGACATAAGAAAAGCACACGGTGGCGTTGTGCATCGTAAGGATGGATCGCCAATATACGGGGAAGTTGCGGATAGTGGTCCAATTACCGAAGATACTCGTATAGCGTTGTCGCTGCCACAAGGTTTGTCTTCAGCAGAGCTGATGAAGCTTTTTAAAAATGTGGGCAAAGAAGGAGTGAGTAATCTTGAATCTTTGGCTCGTGGGTCCGTGGCTGCTGTTCCCGGCTTTGTTGGAGATATTGAGTCTATTTTTCGTTCCGACAAAGAGCGTAAGTTTGCGACCACCCCAGAAGTAGAGCGGCAGTATTTGCCTTCTCGTTTGACCAAGCCGACGAAAGAATCAGCGGGTTTTATCGAGGCCGGTACTTTTATTGATCCAACAGTGGGGTTGAAGGTTGCAAAGCCTGTTGCACAAGGCACAGCCAAAGCAGCCCTTGCTGGATTTAAGTCCGTAAGTCCTCAGCTTGAAAACATTATGGAGAAAAGCGCGCTTGGTTTGGACAAGTCATACATTGTCAAGCCAGAGGGCGGTAATTGGGCACCTTCACTTAAAAGTGGGGGAGTAGAAACAGACAGCGTCAATAAATTTACAGATAGGTTTTTAGCAGAAAAGGGCATTGAGCTTACAGACCTGAGCGCGTGGGAAAGAGACCTGCGAAGCTCAGAAAGACGAATTAAAGAGCTACAGGAAAGAATTAAAGGCAGGGAAGATTACATTATTTCTCGTACAGGAAAAGCCGACGATGATCTTTTAGAATACGAAAAAGGGATGCTTGTTCAGGATCGACAATATTTAGATGGATACATGCAAAACTATAACACAGATGTTTCCGAACTGGCTCAAAGCAAAGCGCTTAATGCCTTTATCCAAAATAAACTAAATCCGTATTTCCGTAATAAATTTGGCACAGCAAGTGACCCCATTCGCCTTCAAGTAGACAAATTTCAACTTGAAGAAAAGCCAAAATTAATCGCGGAAAAGCAACGTCAGATTGATAAGATTAAAGCGGATATCGATCAAAAATCGAGAGAGGCCGGAGTTGATCCGTTAGTGCTGACAAACTCTCAGGAGCGTTTAAGAAAGCTGGAAAGAGAACTGGAATCTATTAGGTCCCGTACAGGAGCATTTTTCCAGCCTGACCCCCAAGCAGAAGCAATGGCTTCAATTTTAAAGACAAGAACAAAGATAGATAATAAACGGTCAAGATCCTTTGGCAAAGAAGGAGCACTAAAAGACTTCGTAAAAGGAAAGTCTGATGAGGCCATATCTTGGGAAAATCGTTCAGACGAACTTATTGGTGTCAAAGATCCGATAGAGGCTTTTGATGATTTTGTTTATACGTACCCTGACGAAAGGCCTCCTTCGGGGTTCCTTAAAGCAATGGAAAAAAATGAGCCCATATACTACTTCCCAAATAGTGCCGGTTTTTGGAGAGCAACTAACGACATCCAGCACATGATTGATGAAGTTTCAAATGCATTAAACCCTCAATCCGGATTACCGTCAGAACTGAGATTGACAGGAGAGAAGTTGCAAAAAATGTCAGTAGAAGATGTTTCTCGATTGGTAGATAAAATTAACGGCTGGAGAGCTTCATTTCAAGGTCAGATAGATCCAGCACGTGCTAACAACGCTGCTGTGTTTAAAGCTAAAGATTATTCTGTTATCCCTAACACTGACACACCTAATACCAAAGGATTTCATTGGGTAGAAATTAAATCTCCTACCGGAATGTCTAAAGAAAAAGCAAGAGATGCATTAAATGACGCATTGCTTTATGAGGGGGAAATGATGAAGCACTGTGTGGGGTCTTATTGCCCTAGTGTTGAAGAAGGCACAAGAATATTTAGTTTAAGGGATGCTGAAGGAAGGCCCTACACAACAATTGAGCTTAATCCGGATATACCTGATGCAATAGAGACGATTGAAGAGTTTACCCAAAAACGTGGAATGAATACTTGGGGAGCTTCGGACAACGAAATATTAGAAGAGGTTCAACGATTAGGTTTTGCAGTTCCTTATAGAATTGATCAAATCAAGGGTATTAAAAATACACGCCCTGTAGAGGAGGCGTTTCCTTTTGTTAAAGATTTCATTAACAACCCAGTGATGAACATGAATTGGACAGGGATGAGTAATGATGCAATTCTTTTTTCAAACTACTAAATAATTTCAAAACTGGAGCAGACTATGCCCGTTGAACGCATAAACAGCGCCCCACAAGGCGACATTGAAATCGATGTGGAGATGGAAGACCTCCCAGAGATCGAAATCGAATTTGATGAAGAAGGCGGCGTTACCGTCAACCTTGATGAGAGTGAGGACGACGTAGCGTTCGACACCAATTTGGCTGAAGTAGTGCCAGAGGAAACGCTGGCCGAGATTTCCGAAAACCTCATGATGTTGTTTGAGGCGGACGTTACTTCGCGTGATGATTGGGAAAAGCAATACGCACAGGGCTTAGAGCTACTGGGCTTCTCGATGGAGGAGCGCACTAAGCCGTTCAAGGGCGCGTGTGGCGTGTATCACCCACTGCTGTCAGAGGCGATTGTGCAGTTCCAAGCGCAAGCCTTGAAAGAGCTAATGCCATCCGGTGGTCCTGTTAGAACGCAGGTTCTGGGCAAAGAGACGCGCGAGAAGTTGATGCAAGCGCAGCGTGTGAAGGAGTTCATGAACTACCAGATCACGACGGTCATGCAGGAATACACCCCTGACTTTGATCAGTTACTGTTCTATGTAGGCTACGGCGGTTCTGCGTTTAAGAAGATTTACTACGACTTTGACAAAGGTCGTATGGTCAGCCGTTTGATCCCTGCCGATAACTTGTATATCCCATACAACGGCTCATCGGTGATGAGTGAGTGTGAGCGGATCAGCTACAAGTTCCCGATGTCGGTCAATGCGTATCGCAAAGCGGTAGCGCGTGGCCAGTATTTGGATATCGCAGAGCCAACAACGACGCAAGAACAGACACAAATTGAGGAAGCCAAGGATAAGTTGGTAGGCCAAGTCCCCGCAGGGGATGAGGAAGAGATGACGTTCATCGAGTTTCAGGTGGACTACGATCTTCCCGGCTTTGAGCACAAGGACGAAGACGGCGAAGCCACTGGCATCAAACTGCCGTATGTCATTACGATTGATGAGACCTCAGGAAAAGTTATCGGCATTCGTCGTAACTGGACAGAGGGAGAGGAAGAGAAGCAGCGCAAGGAATACTACGTGCACTACCTGCTAGTGCAAGGTCCGGGCGCGTATGGCTTGGGCTTCTTGCACTTGATTGGTGGTCTGTCTAAGACAGCATCGGCAGCCCTGCGTCAGTTGGTAGATGCCGGTACGTTGTCTAACCTTCCTGCTGGCTTCAAGGCGAAGGGCGCACGTATTGAGAATGACGATGTGCCGATCTCTCCGGGCGAATGGCGTGACATCGATGCTGGTGGCATGGAGTTGTCACAGTCGCTCTTGCCGCTGCCTTACAAAGAGCCAAGCCAGACGTTGTTTGGTTTGTTGGGCTTCTGCGTAGATGCGGGTCGTCGCTTGTCTTCGATTACGGACTTGCAGGTTGGCGACAGCAACCAAAATGCAGCGGTAGGTACAACGATTGCGTTGTTGGAGAAGGGGTCGTCGGTCATGTCGGCGATCCACAAGCGGCTGCACTACGCGCAGAAGCTGGAGTTCCAGCTTTTGGCAAAGGGCTTTGCGGAGTATCTGCCGGATGAGTATCCGTATGACGTGCCGGGGGAGACCCGGAAGATCAAGCGAAAGGACTTTGATGATCGCATCGATGTATTGCCGGTGTCTGATCCCAATATCTTCTCGATTGCTCAACGCATCACTATGGCGCAAACGCAGCTCCAGCTTGCCCAAAGCGCCCCACAGATGCATAACCTGTATGAAGCCTATCGACGCATGTACGAGGCCATTGGGGTCAAGGACATAGATGCAATTCTGACAAGTCAGAATGTCGATAAGCCAAAAGATCCGGCCAGTGAGAACGCACAGGCGATGGATGGATCGCCGTTAAAGGCGTTTGCTGGCCAGCAGCACGATGCACACATCCTAAGCCACATCTTGTTTGGTCTGTCCCCGATTGTTGGGGCAATGCCAGCGGTTGGGATGACGCTCTTGAAGCATATTTTTGACCACATCACCAAAAAAGCGGAAGAGTTTGTCGAGGCGGAGCTGTTTAGACAGTATGGAACAGACCCTGACCAGCTTGTTTCTCCGCTCCAGCGCGAGGCTATGGTGGCGTTGAAGGTGGCTGAGTTCTATCAAGAGGTCAAACAACTGCAAGAACAATTGTCAGGAGCCAATCAGCCCCCGCCTGACCCCTTGATTGAGCTGAAAAAGCAGGAATTGGCCAATACAGCCCAGCGTGATCAGGTCAATGCGCAGATTGATCAGCAAAAATTGATGCTGGATCAGATGCGTGAGGAGAATGATGTGCGTATGGATCAGGCAAAACTGGTTCAAGCACAGCGTTTGGCCGATGAACGCAACATGGTTGCGATGATGAAGCAGTCTGGTGGCGCTCAAGGAGGGCAAAGACGTGAATAGGAAACCCGCAAAAGTGATGCAAATGCGATCCAAACCGCCAAAAGTGCCTAAGAATGTTCCACGTGGAACAATTAGCGACCCAAAACCCACCTTTGTTTATCGCAAAGATGCTTTCAAAAAAGTAAAAATTACATAAAAGTAGTGTTTTTGTAGAAATACACATGCATAATATGCATGTAGCCTTCAGATAGGGCATGTACTGTCTGCGAACTTGGGAGAACCCATGCTGCAATTTAGCGAAAGCGTATTACACGCTGTCCGTATCCTGAAAAAACAAACCGAAGAAATGGTGATCACGGGTACGGTGCGAGATATGGAGCAGTACAAGTTCCTGATGGGCCGTCTGGAAGGGTACAAATTCGTTGAAAATGCCATTTTGGCACTTTTAAAAGAAAACCCTGACAATTAAGGACACTTCAGGATGACTAAAACTGCTTTGGAAGAAAAATGGGAGCACGAAGCGGCTCTGGAGGCTGAAGAAGGCCCTACTTTAGATGATGCTTATGCAGACGACGGCAGTCTTGATGTTGAAAAACTGGAAGGCTCCGTTCTTGACCGTATCCCCCGGCCTACCGGCTGGCGCGTCGTTATCCTCCCCTACCGTGGGGCAGAGAAAAGCAAAGGCGGCATTGTTCTTGCCGACCAAACAAGAGAAAAACAGCAACTAACGACTGTCTGTGGCTATGTTTTGGCCGTAGGTGATCTTGCCTACAAAGACGAAGGTAAATTTCCCAATGGTCCTTGGTGTAAAACGGGTGATTGGGTAATTTTCGGCCGTTATGCGGGTGCGCGTATCGGTTTAGACGGCGGAGAAATCCGGATTCTCAATGATGATGAGATTCTCGCCCGTATCAACAACCCAGAAGACATTCTGCACATGTGAGGTTAGCTATGGCAAACACTGTTCCAGACAGTCAACTAGAGTTCAATCTAGGCGAAGGGGAAGAAGAGACCACGATTCAGCTTCCTGAGCAGGAAGAGGACTCAGTCTTTGAAAAAGAGCCCCGAGAAGAGGCTCCTGCCTCTGTAGAAGCGAAAAAACAGGAGGCGTTGAGCCAAGAACTAGACAACGTCAGCGAAAACGTCCAAAAACGCATTGCTAAGTTGACAGCAAAGATGCGTGAGGCGGAGCGTCGTGAACAAGCAGCGATTGAGTATGCCAAGAGCGTTCAGGCCAAGTCACAGGAGCTACAAAGGCAGCTTGAGGTGACGGATACCAGCCGTCTTTCTGAGGCGAAATCCCGACTTGAGACACAAACGGCCACCTTGAAGTCTATTATCAGGCGCGCTCGTGAAGAGGGCGATATTGATACTGAGACAGAAGCCCAAGAGCGCCTGTTCCAGCTAACACTGGAGTCACAGCAGGTTTCTCAGCATTTGTCCTCTCGGGCACGGCAAGAAGAGGAGATGGCGGCTCAACAAGCACAGCCCCGTCAGGTTGCTCCACAACAAGCTGCTCCACAGCGTCCACGTCCAAGCCCAAGGGCAGAGGAATGGGCCGAAAAGAACACATGGTTTGGAAAAGATAAGACCATGACCTATGCGGCGTGGGGAATTCATGCCACTATGGTGGAAGAGGAGGGGTTTGACCCCGAGTCGGAGGAGTACTATACTGAATTAGACAACAGACTTCGGTCAGAATTTCCGCAGAAATTCGGGAGTTACTACTCTAAGTCTGCTGAACCAGTATCCAGACAACGGCAGAACGTGCCAGCCGTTGCTCCTGCATCCCGTAGTTCCGGGGTTAATAGTGCACGCAAGACGGTGAAACTTTCACCGAGTCAAGTTGCTATCGCAAAGAGATTGGGTGTTCCTCTCGAGGAATATGCCAAACACGTAAAGGAGTAAAAAATGAGCCAAGAAAAACTGACCATTGATCGTGCCCCTCGCGGTACTCGCGAGAAGGAAACACGCCGGAAGCCTTGGACTCCTCCATCGCGTTTGGACGCGCCCCCTGCCCCTGCGGGATTTCAGCATCGCTGGATTCGGTCTGAGATTAATGGGTTTGAAGATAAGCAGCACGTCTATGGCAGACTTCGCGAAGGCTATGAGCTTGTTCGCAATGAAGAGCTGCCCGAAGAATATCGCAACACGCTGCCTACCATCGATGATGGTAAACATGCTGGTGTGGTATCTGTCGGAGGCCTGATGCTTGCTCGTATCCCTAATGAGACTCTTGCCGAACGCAATGCTCACTACAACCGGAAGGCACAGGATCAAATTCAAGCGGTAGACAATGAGTTGATGCGTGAAAACGCTCACTCGACGATGCGGATACAGGCTCCAGAACGGAGCACACGCACTACTTTCGGTAGTCGTTAAGACTACATAACCCTTTAGGAGCTACACATGGCAAACGTAGATAAAGCCTATGGTCTCCGCCCCATGGGTAACCTGTCTGCTACTGGTGCACAGAAGCAGTATGGTTATCTCATCGCGGACAACCAATCTGGCGCTATTTATCAAGGTGATCTAGTCACATTGAAGAATGGTTACATTGTCAAATATGATTCCACTCTGCACACTGTTGCAGTTGGTGTCTTTAATGGCTGTAACTATGTTGACCCAACTTCGGGCAAGCCGACTTGGAGTAACTACTACCCCGGTTCGGTAAACATCACAACCGGCCAAATCACTGCCGATGTTATCGACGATCCGAATCAGTTGTTTGTGATTCAGGCCGACGAAGATGTCGTTCAGGCTGATTTTGGCAAACAGGCAAACATTGCTTACACCGCTGGTAGCAACGTGACCGGTGTGTCGGCAACGGAACTGGATTCATCCACGATTGCAGAAGATGCAGCGTTGGTATTGACTCTGGTTGGCCTGTACACCATTCCGGGCAATGCCTTGGCTACAAACTTCACCCAAGTCATTGTAAAGATCAATTGCCATCTCTACGGCAGTGCGGGTGTTGCTAATACCCCACCTGCCCCGTAATAGGAGCTAAATCATGGCTATTTCTCGTTCGCAACTAGTAAAAGAGCTAGAACCCGGCCTGAACGCTCTGTTCGGGATGGAGTACAAGCGCTATGAAAACGAGCACGAGGCGATTTTCTCAATTGAATCGTCTGATCGTGCCTTCGAAGAAGAGGTCATGCTGACCGGCTTCGGCGAAGCCCCGACCAAGAACGAAGGTGCTGGCGTTAACTACGACTCGGCACAGGAATCGTTCACGGCTCGTTACACCCACGAAACCGTCGCTCTGGCGTTCGCCCTGACCGAAGAGGCCATTGAGGATAACCTCTATGACCGTCTGTCGTCGCGCTACACCAAGGCGTTGGCTCGTTCGATGTCTTACACCAAGCAAGTGAAGGCCGCTTCGGTGCTGAACAATGCGTTCAACACCACTGGTCCTTACAACGGCGGTGACGGCGTTTCCCTGTGTAACGCTAACCACCCAACCGCACTGGGTCCAAACTTCAGCAACGTGCCGGGAACGGCCGCTGACTTGAATGAGACCTCGCTTGAACAGGGCATTATCGATGTCGCTGGTTTCACCGACGAACGTGGCCTGAAGGTCGCTCTGTCGGTTCGCCGCATGATCATTCCGAAGGAACTGCAATTTACCGCAGAGCGCCTGATGAAATCGACCCTGCGCACCGAGACCGCAGATAACGACATCAACGCCATCAAGTCCATGGGCATGGTTCCAGAAGGCTACTTCGTGAACCACTTCCTGACCGATCCGGACGCATGGTTCCTGATGACTGATGCTCCGAACGGCCTGAAGATGTTCCAGCGTTCCAATATCAAGACCGCCTTTGAAGGTGATTTCGATACGGGTAACGTCCGGTACAAGGCTCGTGAGCGTTACAGCTTTGGCTGGTCTGACCCAAGAGCAATCTGGGGTTCGGAAGGCTACACGCCGTAATCGCAAAAATGAGAAAAGGGGCCGATTGGCCCCTTTTCTTTTACTTGCAATAGTGTATATTGGCATCGTTCCGGGGTTATCCGGCATATCTGACAGTCCCGGCTGACGACATGCAGACAGATATGCCCCAACACTCGCATGTGAGGATACTAAAATGGCAAGAACTACGTTCTCGGGCCCAGTTGCATCTGATAATGGCTTTATTCAACTCAGTGACAACAACAAGGGCGTTCTAATCAAGGCTCCGGCTGCTTTGGCAGCGGACTATACCCTAACCCTTCCCCCTAACGATGGCACCAACGGTCAGCAGTTGACTACTGATGGTTCTGGCGTTCTTTCGTGGGCTTCTGCTGGTGGGACAGGCACGGTTACTCAAGTCGCTACCGCAGGTACGGTCAATGGTTTGACGCTAACTGGTGGCCCTATTACGGGTTCCGGCACGGTTACGCTAGGCGGCAATCTTGCACTTGTTGCAGACACCGTTGCTAACCTTGAAGATATTGCAAACGCCATTAATACCACCGGTAAATACACCGGCAAGATGGTGGTGGTTCTGTCTTCTGGCTTAATCTTCACGGCAACTGGTTCGACTGCTGGCGCAGTATGGCGCGCTTCTGACGGCACTACGACTGCCACCCCTGTTTAATTAGGAGGTCGCCATGGGGTACATGAGCGATTTACAAAGTACCTATCTTGATGCTGATGGGGACATTTTTACGGGCCGCACTCGTATTAAGGCTGTATATGTCTCTCCAGATGCAGGAACCGGCGTAGTTGTAATTAAGGATGGGGGTAGTGGTGGCCCCATTCTTTACAAGATCGATGTTCCAGCAGGAAGTAGCGCCATTTACATGTCGTTTCCTGAAGACGGTATTTTGTTTAAAGACGGGGCATATGCAGATTTAACGGATGTTATTTCTGCCACATTCTTCTGGGCATAAGGAGCCGAATCATGATGAAGATGAACAAGAAGCGCAAGAAGTCAGGCATGTCGATGGACAAAGGCATGAAGTACGCCAAATCCACTAAAAAAGGCATGGCTGGCGATGACATGTATGAGATGGACGCTATGCCTATGGAAAAAATGGGCGGCGGTATGATGAAATATGCCGCAGGGGGAGCTGTTAGCCCACGCAAAAAAATGGCAATGGGTTATGCCAGCGGCGGCATGGTTCAGTCGCGTGGCAATGGCGCTGCGCGCGGCAAGAAGACTCGCATTTGCTAAGTCATGCCTCGCAAGCGCGAAAAGCCGATTGCAACTTCGGTCAAGTCGGGCAATTTTCGCCCGACTAAGTCCGGGGCAGGTATGACGGAGCAAGGTGTAAAAGCCTACCGTCGTGCCAACCCGGGCAGCAAACTGAAGACGGCGGTTACTGAAGACAAGCCTTCTCCTGCGCGCGCGGCGAGAAGGAAGTCTTATTGCGCTCGTAGCGAAGGGCAGATGAAGCAGTTTCCGAAAGCAGCGGCTGATCCAAATAGTCGCTTAAGACAAGCCCGTAAACGGTGGAAATGCTGAAATGGAAGTCATGGTATGGAATACGGTTCTTTCAGTGTTGCTAGGCTTGGTGAGTTGGATACTGAAGGAAAAATCAGCCGAGGTTCATCGGCTGCAAGTGCTTTTAAATCGCACTCGTGAAGAGGTGGCGAAAGAGTACGTTACTAAGGCGGAAGTTCATGCGGACATCAATCGCGTATTAGATCGTCTTGACCGTTTAGACGTAAAACTAGACCGTTTAATGGAGGTCAGAAATGCCAGCTAAAAGTGCAAAACAGAAGAAGTTAATGGATGCGGCGGCGCATAATCCGGATTTTGCGAAAAAAGTTGGCATTCCCACAAAGGTTGCTAAGAAATTTAGCAAGACCAGTAAGGGCATGAAGTTTGGCAGCGGCGGTTCTATCAACCGTGTAGGCGATGCAGTAACGCCAGATCGTCGTGATCCGGACATCGGCAAGATGATTAAAGAGACGAAGCCGCCCAGTGTTAAACATAGTGGCAAGGCGGGGTTGAATCAGAAGCGATTCAGTGCGTCAAAAGGCCAGCGCTACAAGTCTGGCGGTTCTGTTTGCAAATAAGGAGAGAAACATGTCCATTTTAGCTCCTGCTAAAAAAGCCGTTGCTAGACTAGCGGCTAAAATAAGCGCGCCTCAAAAAGCTGCTCAAGCCGCTCAAGTTGCTCAAGCCCAAGCATCGGCTGTTGCTTCGGCTAAAAAACAACAACAACAACAAGCCCAAGCCGATTACACCGCAAAACTACAACGTGCATCGCGCCCTGCTATGGGCATGAAAAAAGGCGGCGCAGTGAAGAAAAAAGTAGCGGCTAAGAAAACTGCGGCTAAAAGATCCAAATAAGGAGAGAGGTATGGTAACGAAAAACATACTCAGACAAATGGGAAATGCACTTGCAAGACCCGAAATAAAAGCGTTGGTTGATGGTTCTTCATCTGCGAAAAACCAAGCATTGTCCGATGCTGATATTGCCGCTGCGTCTGCTGCTGCAAGAAAGAAAAAACAACAAGATGAAAATCTTAGTTACAAAGAAAGATTAATAGCAGCCGCACGTGCTCCTGCTGGTATGAAAAAAGGCGGCGCAGTGAAGAAAAAAGTAACAGTTAAAGCCAAACCTGTAGTGAAGGCAAAAGCTAGGAAAAAATAACCTATGGCTACCTCAGGGACAACCACCTTCAACTTAGAGTTTGATGAGCTAATTGAAGAGGCGTATGAGCGGTGCGGTCTAGAGGATCGTACCGGTTATGACATGCGTACTGCGCGCAGGTCATTGAATTTGTTGTTCCTTGAATGGGCTAACCGAGGGTTAAACCTTTGGACAATTGAGCAGCGACAGGTGTCCATGGTGTTTGGGCAAGCTGAATACACGCTCCCTGCCGATACCGTCAATGTACTGTCTGCGGTTATTCGTACTGGTACTGGTCAAAATCAACAAGACATTACTATTGATCGAATCAGCCAGAACGAATACTTGCATTTGCCGGACAAGAATACGCAAGCCCGTCCTGCTCAGTATTACGTTCAACGTACAAGTTCTCCAAAGCTTTTTGTCTACCCTGCTCCAGACAACAGTGAGCCCTACATTTTCCGCTACTACGCCGTCCGTCGAATTGAGGATGTAGGGGCATATACCAATACGTCTGACGTTGTATTTCGATTCTTGCCATGTTTGGCGGCAGGACTTGCTTATTACATTGCTTTGAAAAAAGCACCAGATCGCGTGGTTGTATTGAAGCAGTTGTATGAAGAAGAGTTTGCGAGGGCGGCACAGGAAGATAGGGACATTGCAAGTGTCTATCTAACGCCTGATTTGGGGTACTAACATGGCTGGCTATGCAGTTGGAAGATACTCGTTAGCCATATGTGACCAGTGTGGTCAGCGATACCCCTATAAGGTGTTAAAGAAGGAATGGACAGGATTTAAGGTTTGCCCGGAGTGCTACGAACCAAAGCATCCGCAGTTGGAACCAAAGCGTGGGATCAATGAGCCGATTGCCATTTATGACCCCCGCCCAGATGTTATTTCTACAGTAAATGTATCGGTTTGGCAGGGAGGAGATTCAACATTTGCCACAATTGGGATGCAACCAGCTCCAGTGGCTGCTCCGCTAACGGCAAGTGGTGTTTTATCTCAAGTAACCGTAGTGATTTCGTGAGCGTTATAAATGGCCATTACTCAGACATGGACAACTAGCTTTAAGGAGCAGTTATTCCTTGGGGAGCATGATCTTGAGACGGATGTCTTAAAGATCGCTTTGTACACGTCGTTGGCCAATTTAGGGCCTTCCACAACTGTATATACAACAACCGACGAAGTTGTAGGAACGGGGTATACGGCGGGGGGAGAAACACTAGTTAATGTAACTGTTTCATCTGGGAATGACATTGCTTACGTTAGTTTTGACAACCCTTCTTGGGCTGGAACCTCGTTTACTACTCGTGGTGCATTGATTTATAACAGCAGCAAAGCAAACAAAGCCATGTTTGTATTGGATTTCGGTAGAAACCAAACAACAAACAATGAAAACTTTGTTATTAATTTGCCAGCGGATAACCCGACGTTTGCGTTGATTAGACTAGTCTGAGGTAGCCGTGACATATAACGAACTTTTTCTTGCTATAAAGAACTACCTACAGAACGACTTTCCAACAAACACTTGGACTAGCGTGTCAGGGGGTGGTACTTCCAATTCAACGGCTACCCAACAAATAAATACGTTTATTAAACAAGCAGAGAAACGTGTTTACAACACTGTTCAGATACCCTCTCTTCGCAAAAATGTTACGGGTGTAACCACCAACGGTAATAGTTACTTGTCATGCCCATCGGATTTCTTGTCAGTTTTTTCGATGGCGGTGGTTAGCAATACAGGGGTATACACCTACTTGTTGAATAAGGATGTTAATTACATTCGAGAGGTTTACCCAACAGCAGCCACAAGCGGAATCCCAAAATACTATGCTTTGTTTGGTCCAACTGTAGTTTTAGGTACTACTACAGATGAACTAAGTTTTTTACTAGGGCCTACACCCGATGCTATCTATAACGTAGATTTACATTATTACTATTACCCCGAATCTATTATTCAACGCCCTATTCTTACTCTTGGGACGATTACAGCGGGGTCTGGTTATACAAATGGCACCTACTTTGAAACTCCTTTGACAGGTGGAACTGGAGGAGGGGCAACCGCTGACATCGTAGTATCAGGGGGGTCGGTTACTTCCGTGACGATTGTAGACGGAGGGGCTAATTACGTTGTAGGTGATTCGGTGTCTGCCACCCTTCCCGGAGGCACGGCTTTTACTGTCCCAGTAGCTTCTGTTGGTAATGCAAATGGAAGAACATGGCTGGGAGACACATATTCCCCAGTTTTGTTGTATGGCGCGTTAGTGGAAGGGTATATTTATATGAAGGGCGAACAGGACATGATGGCGTACTATGAGAAAAAGTTCATGGACGCGCTGGCACAACTTAATCGCCTTGGTACAGGGCTTGAACGTGGCGATGCGTATCGCGATGGTCAAGCAAAAATTAAAGTTAATCCGTAATCGCAAAAGGAGTGATCATGCCTATCGCAAAATCGACAATGGGTGAGACCGTTCAAGCTGGCGTGGGCGCACTCACGACAAGCGACGGTCGCGTTAAGCTTGGTGGTGTATTTAACGTCAAGTGCTTTGATAAGGACGGCAATTTGAAGTGGGAAGATACTTTCCATAACCTCGTGGTTAACGAGGGTCTACAAGACTTGAATAGTAAATACTTCAAAGCTTCTGGCTACACCGCTGCTTGGTATCTTGGCCTAATTACTGGCCCCGGTTCCGGAACTTCTTATGTTGCTGGAGATACTTTGGTTTCACATGTTGGGTGGACTGAAGATACTAACTATTCTGGTAACCGTAAAGCTGTGACGTTTGGTACTGCTACTACAGCCGATCCATCTGTTATTGATAACTCGGGAAGCCCTGCGGTGTTTAACATTAACAACACCACAACAGTTGCGGGTGCGTTTTTGGCAACCGTTGCTTCCGGTACGTCGGGAATTTTGTTCTCTGAAGGCGACTTTACAGGTGGCGACAAGCTTGTGGCGAACGGCGATACGCTAAACGTCACTTACACTTTCTCGGCTGACGCTGTTTAATTAGGGGGCGAATATGGCTACGATGTTTAGAAAAGGCGATACCGTAAAACTGGATGTTGTGATCCCACAAGGGCCAGTTGAAGCCCTGCGTATGACCGAAGATGGCGACGTTCAGTACTTGATCTCATGGACTGACGCTGCTGGTGCTGTGCAAACTCGTTGGTTTGATGAGGCGCAACTGACTACTGCTTAATAAGGATGAAGGCGCATGCTGTATGGCATCACAACATTTTCGCAAGCGCCTTTTTCCACATTAGCTGGTGGTGTAGTTCAAAGCGCCAACGTATCAGAGTCAGTTCAAGTATCGGACACCATAGCTGGTGCGCTAATTACCAGTGCGGCAAGAAGTGACTTAATTCAGTTAACAGATACCCTAAATGCCGTAGCTTTTATAAGTGGGGTTGTAAGCGAGACTGTAAATTTTAGTGCTACCGACTTGGCAACTTTGTTGGTTGTTCGGTCAATAAGTGAAGCCGCAGATTTTAGTAATACGCAAACAGCGCAAGTAGTATTTGATGGGCAGATTGACGAGGATGTGCAGTTTGATTCTGTAGTAGCAGCATTACAAACCGCAGTTGCTGTTGTTGCAGAAGAAGCTGATCTGAGCAGCACCCAAACAGATCAAGCTGACTTGAATGTATTGATAGCAGAAGAAGCCGAGTTTAGTACGGTAGTTGACAGGACAGTAATAGCAAATAGGGCAGTTACAGAAGAAGCAAATTTCCTAGATGATTATTTTGGTATTGGAGGTGTAACTACAGCAGATTTATCTGAAGAAGTCAGTGCGTATGACTTGAACATAACTTCAGGTGTGCTTATTAGTGTTGTAGAAGATCGTGTGGAGATGTTTGCTGCGCAGTCACCGACACTAACAGCGGTTACAGCAATTAATGAGGCAATAGACGTAAGTTCCACGGAATCAACTACGGCGGATTTTGTAAGCGGAGTGTCCGAAGCGGTAGATGGTAGCGCAGTTTTTGTAGCCCAAGCAGATTTTGTTGTAGATATTGATGAAGATACGCAGTTTAATTCTACCGTATCTGGGGCTCAAACCGCTTTTGCCCAGTACGCTGAAACAGCGGACTTTAGTTCTACTGAAGCAGCACAAATAGATTTTGCAAGTGTAGTTAATGAAGAAGCCGACTTTAATGCAGCACAAGCAGTGCAGATTGATTTTGCGGCAGACATCGATGAAGATGTACAGTTAAACAACGCACAATCTGTACAAGCTAATTTTGTTGCTTTACAGCAAGAGCTAGCGCGGTTAATAGCTACAGCAGCTTCTTCCGCAATTTTTGTTACAGCTATACAAGAGCAAGTTAGATTCATTGATACCCCGTTTGGGCGGTTTTTGTGGGAGCTTATTAATGATGCGCAGGAAGCGGCTTGGCAAGATATAAATAATGGCACCGCACCTGCATGGGCGGCAGTAAATAGTGAACAGGCTAATAACTGGCAAAATATAGATACCAGCACTTCGCCAAACTGGACTACAGAAAACACAGACGAACCGGGTAATTGGCAACCAACAAATACGGTATGAGGTAGAACATGGCTTTTGTTGTAGCTGATCGAGTAAAAGAAACTACCACAACCACAGGTACTGGCAACATTACGCTTGCTGGAACATCTACAGGGTTTCAGACGTTTAGTGCTGCTTTAGCTATAAACGACACGACCTATTACGCCATTGTTGGGCAGGGAACAAACGAGTGGGAGATTGGACTAGGGACACTTACAGGCGCAACGACGCTTGTACGCACTACGGTTTACTCTTCAACAAACAGCAATAACCTAGTTAATTTTTCGGCTGGTACAAAAGACGTATTCCTAACCTACCCTGCAAAGAGGTCAGTAAACAAAGAGCAGATGGGCGGCAGTGCCGGTATGTTGGCATGGAACC